GTGGGGTGCTCTGCACCCGGCGCATACCCACGATATGGGGGAAATGCTCTTCTCACTACTCGCACTAAATACACAGTATTTGCTGCATTCAGTGTTGTGAGAGTGAAGCATGCCCTATTGTATCGCTTCAATAATGCGCGAAATGATGTTATAGTTTCCCCAAAAAACACATGATCATAAGCCGTGGCGTTATCTTGCCGGGCTAACATCAAATGATCTGTGTCCTGATTCATGGGCTTGCTAGGTTCATCCGTAGTGTCTTGATCAGTTGCCTGCATTTCATCTTCACCTTGGGGTGCGATCATTGAAGGCGTATTAAAATATGAATAATCATCAATACGGAAGTTAGGATTAGCAACACATAAATCTTCTCCTGCTGACACAAAAACGTTTATAGCAACGTCATTGTTAACAGTAGAATTGGGAATAGTAAGCTCATTCACCACATATACGCGTAACATACCATTAGCACGTTTAAGTGGGGGGGAGGAAGGTGTGTCGGGGCCGATCTCATACGGTGGTTTAAAAATATCTCCTACTCTACCAGGACCAGATACTTGTGCCCACGGATGACCGTTGCCCCAACCTATATCAATAGTGAAGTCCTTATCTTCTGCTATATCCACAATATACGTATAATTAGTGTTATACTCATTAGACGCAAATGTGAAAGGATCATAGACGATTTTAAGTCTTCCCTTATGATATGCTGACGAAACAATTTGAAAGCGATACCTCATAGTACCTCTCCAATTCTCAAACGGCAGCGTTGCAAACGCACATGCCGGTAAGTGAATTTCAGGTAAGGATAATGTTGGGACAGCATCCCATACTTGAGGTGTCACTTCAATTTGAAACAAAGCGTCCTCTGCTGTATTAGCTACAGTCCAAGGAAATTGCGTGAGATAAGATTCTCGCGCCGCTATGCTTTTAACTGTCATTTCGTCAACCCCTGCTAACCCCGTCGTGCGCGAATCTACAGTTAACTCCTGTTTTGTATCAGTCGTTAATTTAGTAGTAGAATCTGGCATGTTGGTATTAGCAAAATTCCCGAACGCCGTAGGTCTATAAGGCACAACATCATCCAATATTGCTGGACGTGAAAAGCCAAAATTAGTTGCTACGGCTGATGTGGCAGAAGCTGCTAATTCGGTAGCTCTAGCGTAAGGCCCTATTACGGGCGCATCGCGTAAAGCACCTGCAGCTTTTGCTACTACGGAAGCGGGCCTACTGATAGGCCCAGTACCATATTCGTCTTGAGCTTGTGGAATAATATTCCCAGGCTCAGTACTAGTAGGTACAGCCAAAGACACGTCTTCGGCCCATGCAAAAACAGAAATAGTGACGGAGTCACTGGCTCCATTTGCATGTTTAAGACCTTGTATTGTTTGAATAAACACTTCTCCCATGGTTGTCCATTCCGCACGCGGAATGTTCATGGCATTTTCCTGCCAAAAGAATGGCAGGATCATGTCACCTCCTTGAGAAAGTGTTGGATCCAAATACACGTGCGGGCGTTGGGACGCCGCAATAAGGTCTTGTGGGAAAAAGGATCGCGTCGTGACGAAATCATCATCATCTGGTAAAGGCACATAGGACGCTATAGCGCGCCCATAGTGAAAACCATTGCCATTGATGACAAATTTAAGATGAAGTTTCGCACGGAGCAAATTATAATTCGAAATACGATTAAGCACACGGGGGTTATTAAAATAATCAGCCCATGGCCTAAAGTTCTCAAATAATGTTGTGCCTGTTCCCCAAGAATATGATCGTATTTTAACTGGTCTAGAGAAAAAATTCCCAAGATCAGCATCATTACTATCGCAAATCCCGAAAGTATAATCTGGATTACTATCCACTTTATATTCCCAGGTAGAAGTGGCATCCTTAAAAGCTACCATTTCTGATTGTGTTCGTTGATTTGTTTTGTTTATTGTTACATTAAATTTACTTTCACTAAGCTACTATAATTACAACTGTACCATTCTCCGCTCAAAGAATGGCCAGCGACATACATTGTTGTGTTGGCGAAACACACCCGTAAATACGGGTACCCATTACGGGTGCCTAAACCACACAAAGCCTATATTCAGTCCTACAGTATGTACAATCGGACTGGATACGGTAACCAGAGTGTGGA